AAGGCTGTCTGCTCCCTCTGCCCCTCCATGCACGAGACAATCTATAGTGAGATCATCAAGCGTCGAAAAGAGCAAGCGGCGATCGCGGAATGCACGACCGCCGCAGACGAGAACAACGTTCACTTGAAACTTCCAAGCATATGAAGGAGAACTTCAGTCTGCTGCTGAGCATCTCGTTCCCCGTTGTGGCTGACAGGCTCGTCGGCTACCGGCGACATCTCACGGCCGAGCAGATCACGGTGAAGCCACTTCAGTGTCCGGAAGTCGAGCTCCTGCTTATACGTCCAGGCAGGCTTGCGGCCGAGAGCCTGATAATGCTGCTCCAGGATCACCATATCGAACGAGGGCGAGTTGCCCCAGACCATCTGGACTTCTGCCTCAGTGAGGACTGTGTCCAGCCGGTTCAGCGCCCGAGTGAGCGTGAGTCGGGTCTTGTTGTTCGTGGGATCATAGGTCTGGTCGCGCCACCAATCGACGGTCCCCTGCTGAGGGGCGAAGCCAGTCTTCAGCACAACATCCAGCAGATCAACGTTGATCTGGTGACTGCCGAGGATCTTGCGCTCTTCTAGTGAGAAGATGCAGACACCGATTTCGAAGAGCGGCGCACGAATTCCCAGGCCGAGAGTTTCGATGTCAATCATAGCGTGTTTCATTGAGAGTATCCCTTATCCTCATTAAGATCTTGCCAAGATTGTTCTGACCCTTGCCTCGGCACTGACCCCAGAAGGTGTCATTCCAAGTATTGATTTCGATGATCTCTTCGTCACCAGTGGCGAGCAGCTTGGCTTTCAGCTCGGGGTCTTGGAACTTCTGCCACAGGAGATCTTCCATCACCTGGAGCTTTATATCGTGCCAGTCCTCACGCAGATCAAACTGACGACCGAGCCTCTTCACTTCTCCGGCCTTCTCCGTTGTCCGGATAACAGACCGTATCATAGGATCAGTTGTCTTGGCTGCGACGTAGGCGTGTTCGACTGACGCATACATGAATCCGTCCAGCATGACCTGAACTGGCCAGAAGTTTGAGAGCCAGCGAAGCTCTCCACTGAACGGACCGATTGTCACTGACTTCTCCACTTCACGATTGTTGCCACTCGCATGACGATGTCCGTGATATAGTTCTGCTCCGTCGCCGGCTTTTCAAAGGCCGACAATACGAGAAGCGCCCAGCGATTGGACGGCGCTCGCATGACGAACGTGGTGAAGTAGGCGCGAACGACCTGCCGGATCGCCTCCGGGCTCTCGTCCTTCATACGAGTGAGGAGGTCCATGACCTCCTTGGCGTCGAACTGCTTGTCCGAGAGGAGTTTCGCCAGATCGTAGCCTCCGGGAACTCCCTGATCCACGCTGAGCATGGCCTCGAGCTCGTCCTCGGTGAGACCATCGGCCTGCTGGAGCTTGAGCAGCGCCTCTCTAGGCGAACCGGACACTGAGCCAGCGATCCGGCTCAGGTGCTCGTCCTCCACCGCCAGCGCCTCCGTGTCCCGGACCTCCTCCAGGAGCTCCATGATCGTGTTCGGTGACACCGGCTTGAGCTTGTATTCTGTGCAGCGAGTGCGGATGGTCTTCGGGACCTTGGAGACCTCGGTCGTGCAGAAGAACCAGTAGTTCCCGGCCGGAGGGGCCTCGATCCCCTTCAGGAGAGCATCCCACGCATTCTTGCTGAGCCGCTGGCACTCGTCGATGATGAACACGCGCGATCCCCCTCCCATCGGGAAGGAATGCTGCTGTTCGGCCAGCGCCCGCATGTCGTCGACGCCGGAGTTGGAGGCTCCGTCCATCTCGATCAGGTCGAAGCCACGGCAGTCCAGCATGTCGGCGCAGATCCTCGCCAACGTGGTTTTGCCGGTTCCACTCGGCCCCTCAAACAGGAACGTCGAGTGCTTTCGCTCCTCGATGATCTTGCCAAGGGACTTGACGATGTGGGACTGACCGAGAACCTTGTCCAAGGTTTTCGGCCTGTAGCGTTCAGTGATATTCATGCCGCGACCTTTCTCTTGATGAACTCATAGACGTTGCCACGGCGAATCTTGCCGCGATACTGCCATTTCTTCCGGGACGGCCAGAAGTCGAGCTTGTGGCCCGCCACGATCCTCGACCAGTGGAATTCCGTGTGCTTGGTCCACTGGCCGTCGTCCTGCGAGACAGCCTCAGCCATGAACCGCTTGCGGTCCCCATCGAACTTCTCTTTGGAATGCTGCTTCATCGCATCCCAGATCTCATCCCGTGCCATTAAAATGGAAACTCCTCTTGTTTCGGAGGAGCCTTTGGCTTCTCCTGTTGAATACGAGTGGTCTCCCCACCCCAGAAGTCGTCCGTCAGCGTTTCCTTGGGCACGAGGAGGACGACCAGTTTCTCGCGCTTAGGGTTGTGAGGGACATACGAGACGTTCACCGTGAAGAGACGCCCCTTCACATTGACTGATGTCCCAATGAGCAAGTCCTCCGACAGGCCGTGGCCTGCCAGAGTGCCCAAGATGAGAGGCTCACCCCTCGCGGGATAGCCGATGTGGCAGGGATCCTCCAGCCTCACTCGTCCTCCTCCGGAGGGAACAGGGTGTCCCAGTCCTCCTTGGTGTAGCCGGACATCAGGAATTCCCGCTGGTCGGGAGTGAGCTCCGGCATGATGTTCTGGATGAGGCCCTCGCGACGCTGCCAGCGGCCGAGCTGCTCCTCGGTGATCGGCAGGTCCATCGTGTTCGTCTTGCCGGTGAGTGGCGAAACTCTCGAGATCTGCATTGTGTCGCTCCCTATGTTGACGAGGTATGATACCCCGGCGAGGTTCAAATGACAACCAGAAACTTTCTACCCGAACACCTTGCAGAGGAACCAGAGCGTAACGGCAAAGCCGATTATGAACAGAATCATTCTCAGTCCTCGTAGTAGTCGTCGGCTGCATACTCGAGGCACTTCTCGACGATCCTGTCCTCTTCTCCGGCGTCAGCTATCCTCTTGTAGAGCCAATCGCACTTCTCGCCCTTTCGAAGAGCCCTCCCGGCGATATGGGTGATATACCACTCGTCCACGTAGTCGCCCATGATGCCGACATCCGGCTCGGACCGACCGATCGTGAACTCCACAGTGATCTCCATTCCGCCGAGGACTGTGATATCCACGCTGCTCATGCCGCGCACTCCGAGAGAGGATGGAACTCGTAGGCGACCAGGAGGAAGCCATCGAACACAGGCTTCCAGATGCCGCCGTCGGCTTCAACATCGATCCAGGTCGTATGCCCGTTCCGAATACGAGCGAGGTCCCCGAAGCGACGATGAGCGTCAGTGACAGAGATCATCTTTGCCATCACTGAGCCTCCCCTTCGTAACCGTGATAGACGAACGAGTCAGCAATGATCGTGCCGATCGGTGCATTCTCGTCGAACCAGTTGCAGACGTTCCCGACGCGATAGTGGTGAACGTCGCTCTGGTAGCCACGACTCTTGTTGTTCACCCTGATCAGGAGATGATCACCGAGCCGGAAGGCGTCCCCGCGGACGGCCTCTCCATACTGCTCGAGATATACGACAGCACCTGTCTTTTCACAGATCATGGTCTTATCCCTCCACTTTGTGAAGCTCGCCGTTCTCCTGGCGAACATACTTCTGACCCTTGCCAGTGCCGAGGCCTCCCGGACGACCATAGAGATCGTAGCTGGCCTGAGTCATGGTCGCCCATGCTCCGTTCATGGTGGCAGCGTCGTAGATCACTTCGCCAGCAAGGTTCGTGAATGGAACGCCGAAATCGTCCTGCGACATCTTCTCGGCGCTGAGGTATCTCGTGGTCATGGCAAGCTCCTTTGTTATCATGACTTCATCATGCCATGCCGAAGTTCAAATGACAAGTGGCAATCCTCACTTTATGAGTTTTACTTTCTCCCCATCCTGAAGCGGACGGTTGAGGTTCACCTTGTCACCTGCGAGAGCTCCATCAATGAACGCACCGAGATTCACCTTCGCGCTGTTGCCGCGACCGTCCTTCAGATTCAGGTCAGGGAGCATCGCTTCCATGCCAGCCTTCACGACGGCATCCTTCAGCGATACGAGGTCTGTCCCGGTCGCCTCACTCTTGGGCTTTCTGGCAGCGATCATCTCCCTCAGCTTCGAGTTGATGCGATCGGCGAAGCCATAGCGGAAGCTCCAGTAGAGTTGATGACGAGTGATTGAGCGATCATACTCGCCAGCCTTGAGATAATCCTTCCAAGACTTCTCCATTGACTTGGAAACCAGCTCCATGAGGAACTCAGCCATCTCCACGTCTCCATGGAACCCGAAGACGTTGGCATAGGTCTTCCCGACCTTTCCGTTCCGCTGACGAACCTTGGTCCACCAGAACTGGACCTCGCAGAACTCGGCGATAACCACTCCGCAGAGCTGAATGGCAGGATCCTTATGGACATTGTCCTTGTCGAGCCCAGAGCGACGCATGTCACGCTCAAACTCTGCGGACCGGAGCTCAGCCTCGGTGATGCCGTGCTTCTCCATGAGCTTGGCTGCGAGCTGAAGGGCAGTGATTGCCTCAGCTTCGCTCGCACCGTTCTCCGGAACCATCTTCCGCAGCTGAATAATCTTCTCACGAATGTTCTGCATTGCCCATCTCCATATTGTGAGAGCATCATGGCATACTGCGAATCTGCCAGCAAGCTCTAATGTTCGCTAAATGGGACTTTGTATCAATAAACGAAGAATCTCCTCACGAGAGTTGAGCGAGGAGTGACGCCAGAAGGACACTGGCCCTGAACGAAAGTCCAACGTCGTCCAATGATATTCTTCGATCGTATGGGTTGCATCCATGGGGATTTCTGACGAGAGCTCAGCCAGCGCAGAAAGCTCCTCCGCTTCAGGCAGACGAAGGAACTCTCCCCAATTGGAAACCATCGTTCCGTGATTCGTCCCACCGACACAGGGACCGACGTTCGGCTTACTCATTCGTCCAGCTTTCCGGGAGCGTGAGCCGACGGCGAGGCTTCTCAGCCTCCGGGTAATTCCGTCTATCACTCCGCTCAGTGAGAGTTCCAACTTGCCGTCCTCTCGTGTCCCTGACAACAAGATTCCCAGTGACTGTCCTTTCAACATAGTGAGTGACCCTCCCCTGAGGATCTCTCACCACCAGTCGGTCAGCCGTCAGCCCAGGAGAGATGTATCTCCTCTCCTGGGCATTGACAGTTTCAGAATGGGATGTCGTCATCACCCCCGACAGGAGCAACATCGGCAGGATCAGGAGCCGGTTGTTCATGATCATCCTCCTCAGCCGGGAAGTCAATCTCCTCCCCGATTGGCGCTTTGTCGCGAAGCTGCTCGCGGAAGTCCTTGAAGCTGTCGAAACGATCGTCAGCATACGACCATCCCAGCTTTTCGTAGAGCTCAGCGTCATCCTCGTCGATCGTTTCGATCACCTTGCTGATACGCTGCCACTCTGAACGTTTCAGAGTGACCGTGACGTCCGGGTCTTCCGGTTCGGTGACGTTGTAGCGATCGTAGAAGGTCGCCACTCGTGGCAGGAGGTAGCCTCCGGAGTATTTCCGACGGCCGACGACCGAGCGGAACGTCTCGCTGGACACAGCATAAACGTCGTCAAACTCAATTCGTCCCTCCCAGAACTTCTCGTCCTCCAGTTGGACGATCTGCTCGACGAACTCCGAACTGTCACTTTCCATGATCAGCTTGCGGACCTCCCACTGAGCGTTCCAGGAGTATAGGGTCCTGTCCTCGGTCAGCCGCTGCTCGGCGAGGATATTGTAGGTGAAGGCCGACGGTCGGTCGAGCTCGACAACTCGCATACCCCGGTAGAACAGATACTTCGAGCCGACATTGAACGCTTGGCAGCGATTGGTTTCCGTGCGGAGCTCCAGGTTCGTCGGCAGGAAGATCGTGTCGCGCTCCTCGTATGCCTTGACGACCGAGGGCTCGTCCACGATGATCACGGTCTTTCCGCGATGCTCGTCATTCAGAAACGACATGCCGTGAGGCTCGTCCTCGTCGATCAGGAACGTTCGGCCGTTCTCGTCTCGGGTGTTTGACTCCAACTCGCGGAACACCTGCCACGGCTCCCAGTTCTTGCCGAGTTCCGTGGTGTAGGGCATCTCCTGATACTGCCAGCGAGACAGCATCCCTTTCCGTTTCCGCATACGCACAACTTGGAAGGACTTTCCGCGGAACTCGGTTTCCTTGGTGTAGAACTCGTGCTGAACGCCGTCGACCATGACGGTCATCTTGCAGCCGAGACGAGCGATGACCGCCGTGGCGATCTTCAGGCCAGTTCCGAAGAACCCGATCGGACTGGTCGTGTTCGGCTTGGCATTGAACCCGAAGGTTGTGAAGGCCCGAAGATCTATCGGGCCGTCCGTGACGAAAGCGAGGTATCTCATTTAGTTCCCTTTCTTTCAACCTTGAAGGTGCCAAGCAGTTTTGCTCCTTCAACCTGAGGGGCATAGAATTCGATCTGGTAGCTGACACCGACATCGACAGGCACATGCCAAAGACTGAAGTCGAAGCCTTGACGCTTGAAGAACGAGATCAGCTTTTCTGGGTCCGTATCAACCCGCCACTCCGCAATGCTTGATGCGAAGAAATGCTGCTCGATATTTTCCCCGCCGACTGTCCGAGCAGGAACGAATTTCCACTTGACTCTCACCATGCCCTCCTTAAATGATAATATCATGATGGCACAGTGCGGTTCAAATGACAAGTGGCAATCTTCAAAGGTCGAACAAATTACCCTGAACCGGCTCTGCCTCCTTGGGCTCGACAGGCGGCATGTCGTCCGCGTCCCGGAAGCCCAGGAAGACGGGGAACCTCGGGGCCTCCTTGACGCCTCCAGGGAAGAACTTGAACTTCACCAGTTTGCCGAGATAGTCGATCTGGTTGTCCCAGATCTCCTGACGAGTGGCCTGATCGAAGCCGGTGCCGATTCTGACCTTGAACGGAGTCCCATCCGGCCAGCGTCCCTCGGCGAGCAGCGCACCCAAAGTCCCCATCGGGACTAGTCCGTCCTGATGGGAACTTCGCTCCGCGTAGCCGAGCTCGTTCGTCGTGAGCTCGTTGGCGTTGTGCATGAACTCGGCGAAGCCGACAACCCTCGCCTCCATGTCGGCGAACTGCTTCAGCTTGATGAGCTCTCCCTCGGTCGGCGTTCCCCTGCCGAGCTTGTAGTAGCTTCGGGGATTGCGAAGGATCACTCCCTCGTGCCCCATCGCGAGAAGTTCCGCCTCGTAGGCGCTGATCTCCTCCAGCGAGTGCAGCAGCCGAGTCTCCACGATCTGGCAGAAGTCCGGTAGCGCGAGAGATCTGAGATGAGAAATCCTGTCGTCGAAAATGCCGCCCTGATTCCAGACGTCGAAGACGTGGAACGTGATGTCGTCCGGCTTGGCGAACGACATGATCGAGGAATTGGTTCGACGATAGGCGTCGGGAGCCGTGGGATCTCCGGCTATGATTTCCCCGTCGAGACCCTCGAGGCTGTCGGCATTCTCGCTGACTAGACGTTGCAGCCACTCGGCGCGAACTGGCTTGAGAGAGCGAGTGTATGCCACTCCCTCCATCACGAACATGCGAATTCCGTCCAGCTTAGGCTGAGCGAACATCGGCAGAAGGCGCTGAACCTTCTCCGGAACGAACTGACCGGCGAGCATGACCCTCATGTGGCACCGCCCCCGGCCAAAGGCCAATCTTTGCCACTCGGAGCGCCCTCAGAGCGGCTCTGAGCGCCCTTGCCGCCCTGCCCTGCTACCCTAGCCCCGGCCAAGGCCAGCGGCCCGCCACGGCCCGCCCTAGCGGCGTCTGACAGTCTCATTTTGGCCCCTTTCTCAGTGCATTTACCATGAGCATCAGTATAAGCATAAACGGCCCCAGGAACAATATGAGGAAATACTCATGTTTCTTAACCGGGACGTTTGCTTTCCGGCAGTGATAGATCAGCCCCTCGCCCAGGAGGAGGCTGATCGTCATATATACGATCACGGCCCACAGCCATCCGCTGCTCATTAGAACGGTTCCTTCACTGGTTCGTCAGCCGACTCTCGCTCGTCCGACGAAGTTTCCCACGACACCTTTCCGTGGATCTTCTCCCATTCGTCTCTGCACTTCTTCAGCGATCCGAAGTCGTAGCAGTAGACCCGCTTCTTGATCGGTCTCGTCCTGCCCGAACTCTCGTCGTAGGCGTCCACCGTGATCCTCTTCTGGGTCCGATCGATGTGTGGACACACACGGGAAAGAAACCTGCCGAGAGCAGTCTCATTCCCGCGTCTGTTAAACTTCCACTTCTCGGCGTAAGCGGTGAAGTCGCTGATGATCGCGTCGCACTGGGACTCTCTGGTCCACTCGCCGTCCGTGTCCAGCAGACGACCGTTCTGCAACTTGCGATACCACCATTCCTCGTCGATGCTCATGCTGAGCAGTTTCTGCTCTTGCAGCGCGTCAGTCTGCGGAACGTCGCGAACCTGGAAGTCTGTGAGATCCACGTTCTGGAGATGAAACAGCAGAGCCTCCAGCCCGCCGTTGTTCATCTGTCGAATCATCTCGCCGAAGAACTTCTTATTCTGCTTGGCCCCGTCGCCGACCTCTAGGACGAAGTAGCGTCGCTCGTCGCCTGAGGCGCGGATCACGTGAGGATCGTTCGCTGCCATCATCAGGTGGACATAGTTAGGATATGTCTCGACGTCCACGCCCTTCTGCTCGATCGGAATACTATCCTCGGTGACGAGCATCTTCAGGACCGACTCGTGTCGCTTGTCACCCGCGAAGAATGCCTCGTCAGCGAACAGGCAGATGACGTCACGAAGGTGAGCGTTGAAGTTTCCGACCAGATGGCTCGGATTGGCGACGTGAAGATAGTGGCGACCGAACAGGCTGCCGAAGATCTTCGCCACGATCGACTTGCCGACGCCCTTGCCTCCTCGCATGACGATGGCGACCTCGCCCTGAGACGCCGGGAACTGAACCGCCCGCGCCATCCACTTGACGAAGTAGTCGTAGTATCCCTCGTTGCCTCCGCAGACATTGTCGCGAATGTGATTCAGGTAGGCCGAGCAGTCGCCCGGCTTGGGCTCGACGCTGAACCCGCGCCAGAGATTGTAGACTCCCGGCTTGTCGCCCTGCGGCATGAACCGCATATAATCGAACTGACGACGACGAGGATGAGCCAGCCAGTATTTCCCGAGAGGGATGCGTATCGGCTTTCCCTCCTTGTCCTGCCCGACCTCGACCATCATGTGCGAGTAGCGATTGCGAATATCCTCGAATGACGATATCGTGAGCCGACTCCGGTTCATGATATCGTCCTCAACCTCCTCGATCACCCGGCACTTCCCACCGATATTTCCGATGATGGCGTGACGCTCGTTCATAAGACGAAGGTTCGGGTCCTCGACGTGCTCCTTCGCTCTTGTCATCTGCCTGATGGCGTATCGCTCGGGATTCTTGCTCTCCCTGACGCTCTCGGCGATGCCCCACTCGGGATCGGTAACGATTGAATATACGACCTCGTCCGGCACTCCGCAGCGGAACAGTTGGCAGATGCAGTCGAACAGCCACGCCGACCGGGAGTTGTCTCCCTCCTTCGGCTGATCCGGATGCCTCCCTTGGGCGATGATCACCTTCACCCTGTCCGGAACGTTCCACTCGTCAAGCTCGCTGAGGTCCACGATCCGCTCCACGTTTCCGGGAACGTTGATCGTGTATCCTCCAGCCGACTGCCCGCCCTGAGCTCCGGCTCCTCCCTCAATCTGGACCGCCTGAGCCTTCTTGAACTCCGACAGATCGTAGCTCTTGTCATTGAACTGGAAGCACTGAGCGAGCTCCTCCTTCCGTCCAGCCTTTTTCTTCTTGGCGTCCGGAATGTTCACTGTTCCAGGGAGGCGCATGATACGATCGACATTGTGGCAGTGATCGCCACCGAAGACCTGTTCCAGTCGCTTGTTGTAGAGCTCGAACTCCTCGGCTCGCTTCAGGTCGCCGTCGATCGTGACCGACTCCTTCAGCCTCCAGAATCCCTGATACCCTCCGCCGCTGAAGATGATGACTGTCGGCTCAGGAATACCTCTCGGCAGCTTGTCAGTGAGAAGCCCAAGAGCGCGATCTCGCTCCTCCTCCAGACTCTCTCCGGCCTGAGGGTCAATGTCGATATGGAGCCAGTCAGCGGACTTGATGTCCTCCTTGAGAGCCTTGCTCGTGAGATCTCTGACGACAGAGTTCACGTGAAAGTAGATGTTCCTCTTCCCGTTGAACTTCTCGAGCCAGTCCAGGAGCTCCCTCTCAGTTTCCGGCCTGAACGTCGCGGTCGTAATCGCCTTCTTGTCGGTCTGGATCGCCGTCAGGACCCACGGACCCTTCTTGTTCCATTTCTTCAGAAATTCGACGGAGGCCGCACTGTTTCCATTCATGCTCGCGACTCCCAGAACTTGACGAGGTCGGAGCAGGGAACCTTACCCGTTTCCATCTGGTTGAACCAGAAGCGAGTCACACCGAGATACTCGGCGCACTCCTCCTGGGTCAGACCGGACCGACGACGAAGAAGCAGACACTTCTCGTCGTCGGTCAGCTCGCCTAGTTCCGGAAGCGCGATACCGGCACGAAATTCCTCGTCGTCCCGCTCGATTCTGCCGTAGACATTCCTCGTGATGCCGTGGCGTCGAGCGATGGTTTCTTGCGATTCGCCGGAGCGGCGGCGGGCGATGAGCAGTCGCTCACCGTCGGTCAGCCCCTGGATATTGAGCGAAGCCACTGAATCAACCTCTCTGCATTCAGACCGGCCGGAAAGTGCAGAAGAGCTTCTTCCCGCATCTCTGGCCGTGTCATATTCCCGAACCTGTCCTTCGCGGTTTCCCCGCTGAAGAAGAACCACTCCCTCGCCACCTGAGCGCATACGAGAGTTGTCCCTCCTCGCATCCATCTGCGAGCCAGCCATATTCCTTGCTCCTTCGTGAGGGGATGAGGAAAGCGAACCGGCCTTGTATCTGCATTGACCGGCCAAAACTTGAGCCACTTGCACTCTATCCATCCCCCTATGTAGTTGACGTCCGGTGTCCCGGCTCGCATCGGATTTTCAATCGGGACAGCGTCAAGCGGCTTCATCGCCTTGACGAGATTTTGCCGCATACCTGACTCGCTCATGAACCCTCACCTTAACATCTGACCGTTCATTTGACAAGTGCGAAGATTCGTTCAGATGTAACTGACGATCTCGACTCCTGCCTGACGAAACATCTCGAGCCCAAGGAGGCAGGAGTCCTTCCACCGAGATGGGAAGTCGTCGCCTTCTTCTGGGCGAAGGTGGACTATCCGTGTGATTCCTGCCTGAATGATCACCCCGGCGCAACGCTCACAGGATGGTCCGTGTCCTCTCGGAACGCTGTAGAGGGTCGCTCCAGCCACGCTCTGGCGAGCCAGAGTGATGGCGTTGACTTCGGCATGGACAACCCGCCGATACTTCTCTTCGCGATTGCCATATATCGCAGGATCATCATCGGTGCCAATCGGGAAGCCATTGAAGCCGACACTCAGCACCCTGCGATCCATGGTGATCACAGCGCCACACTTGGTCGAGGGGTCCTTCGACCATGAAGCCACCATCTCGGCCATTGCCAGGAAGCGGCGATCCCATTTCTCAATGTTACCCATTAAAGAATCCTCTCACCGCGCTGATGCAGCATCATTGCGAGATTGGCGACATCCACCGGATCGCCCTTCATCACATGGTTGCGGAGCAGATGGGACAGATGCTCCTGCGAGCACTCTTCCTTGTCTTCCCAGCCACCACGACCTTCTTCACGCTTCTGAGCCAGCTTGTCGATCATGACTCCGGCGAATCGGGTGACTGCCTCGTCATCAGGATGGTCTTCCCTCGGAGCTCCAGCCAGCACCTTGGGAAGATCGGGGCGAGAATAGTTCGGTCCCTTGACGACGCGGCCAGCCGTGCTGATGATCGGCTTTCCATCTTCACCGAGCTTGCTCATATTCGACCGATGGACCTCGAGCAGACCAGCTTCCTTGTAGCCATCGAGCCCAAGAGTGATGTAGGTTCCATCAACGACATAGCTGAGATCCAGCAGAGCGTCAAAGGATTCCACAATGTCACGAGCCAGCATGGCGTCGCCGAGCTCAGCCAGTTCCTCCTGGATGAGTTGGAGGCGGATGAGGACGAGCGAGCCAGCCTCGTCGCCTTCTTCTTGTGCCGTCTGTGCCCATTCCTTCAGTTGC